CCTCGACCTCGTCGACCGCTCGTACACCCCCTGGCTCACCCTCGTCATCACCGCCATGGTGCAGACCATGTTCGTCAAGGGCATCCAGATCCCCGGCCAGAACGCCGGTAGCCCGGCCGCCGTCCAGCAGTGCTGGATGCGCAACGACATGCCGGCGAAGCAGATCAGCCTGTACCGCGACCAGTTCACTCACGGCACCGCGTTCGGCGTCTCGCTCCCCGGCCGCGACCCCCTCACGGGCTCCCCGATGCCCGTGCTGCGCATGGTGTCCGCCCGCCGCATGGCCGCCTTCGACATGCCCGGTCAGCCCAGTGACTACCCGATGTTCACCATCGAGGCCGACCGCTTCTGGGATGCGCGCGAGCGCGGCTGGACCGTCGAGCTGATGGACGAGAACGCTGTGCACCACATCTACTGCAAGGGCGACGGCGAGGACCGCAAGGACTGGTTCTACCTCGATTACGTCGCCCACGACACTGGCGTCACGCCCGTCGCGCGCTACTACAACATGATCGACCTCGACGGTGACGCCGTTTCCGAGATCGAGCCCCTGATCCCGATGGCCAAGCGCATCGACCAGGACGTCTTCGACAGGTTGATCGTTCAGCGGTTCGGCGCATGGAAGGTCCGCTACATCACCGGGCTCGTCAAGCCAGCTGAGGTCAGCGACGAAGACCACGTCCAGACGCTGCTGAAGCTGAAGGTCGGTGACTTCCTCGCGCTGGAGGGCAAGGACTCGAAGGTCGGCACGATCGACGAGACCCAGCTCGACGGCTTCATCGCCGCGCACGACGCCGACATTCGTGACCTGTCCGCGGTCTCGCAGACGCCGCCGCACCACATGCTCGGCCTGGCCAGCAACATGCAGCCCGAGTCGCTGGCCGCGGTGAACGCCAACCTGGTGAACAAGAGCTTTGAGCGCAAGGTCGGCACCGAGGTCTCTCACCGTCGGCTGCTGCGCTGCGCCGCGATCCAGATGGGCAACCAGCGCGAGGCCGAGGCGTACGACATGCAGTTCACCTGGAAGGACACCGAGACCCGATCCTTCCAGCAGGCCGCGCAGGCACTCGGCGTCGTCGCCACGCAGCTCGGCGTCCCTGTCGAGATGCTCTGGCGCCGGCTGCCCGACTGGACCGAGTTCGACAGCGAGGAGGCCAAGCGCATCGTCGAGTCCGGCGCCTTCGACGAGCTGGTCAAGGGCCTCGCTGGACAGGGCCTCGACGTGGGCACCGGAGAGCCGGCGAAGGTCTGATGGCTGACGCTGCCACCCTGACCCGACTGGACCTGCGCCACCGCGGACAGCAGGCCGAGCTGGCTGCCCGCGTAGCTCGGCTGATCCAGGGCTACTGGCTCGTCGTCGAGCCCGACAACCTCTCGGGCCCCGGCGGCGCGCAGTGGCTGCGCCAGTCCGTCGCCGCCGTGCAAGCTGGTCGGCGCAGCTCGATCCTGCTCGCGTCGGCCTACACCGAGCTGACCCACCAGCTGCAGCAGCCGGGCTCGCCTCGACTGGAGCTGCCCCAGGTGCCCGACGCGGCCCCTGAGCAGCTCTACCGCTCGCTGGCCTACACGGGGCTGGGCAAGGCGGCCGTCGACCTCTCGAAGATCCCCCAGGGCCCGCAGGAGGGGCTGACGAAGGAAGAGCGCGAGGCGTTTGAGCGCTCCGAGGCCATGCGCGAGCGCCGCGAAAAGTTCGTCATGGACCAGGCCATCACCGCTGCAGCGAAGTCGGCGGTCAAGCTGGTGGTCAACGGCGGCCGGGATCTCACCGACCAGCTGTTCGTCACGAAGACCGCGATCGGCTACACGCGCGTCACGCAGTCGGACAACCCGTGCGGCTTCTGCCTGGCGCTGGCCAGCCGCGGGCCCGTGTACGAGGACGACAGCTTCGACGAGTCCGACCCGCGGTTCACGGGCCCCGGTGACCACAAGGTGCACGACGGCTGCTGCTGCATCCTGCGGCCTACGTTCACCCGCGGCGAGAAGAACTGGCCCGAGCAGGCGAGGAAGGCCGACGAGCTGTGGCGCACGCACGGCACGGCGAAGGACGGACGGTCGGCGATGGAGAACTTCCGTGCCGAAGCACGACGACGGGGCCTGGCGGACCTGAACCGTTGGTGAGTCGCCAGGCCCCGTCGGGTCACTCGTGCGTGCAGATCAGCGAGCCGGGGGCCATCTCCACCGAGACGTAGTCGCTGCCGCTGTCGATGGTCTCGTTGCTCTGCGCGTAGAGCCCGGCCTTCCAGTACCAACCGTCGGGGTGCACGGTCTGCACCAGGGCGTCGGATTCGACCATCAGCTCGCCGTTGTGGTAGACGGACACGTGGCCCTCGTCCAGCTCGATCACGCCGTTCATCCAGCGGCCGGCGACGTAGGCGGGGTCCAGGCGAGGAGTGACGGCCTTGCCGTTGATGCGGACGACCAGCATCAGGACGCCACCGATCAGCTGGGTGCGCACCGCCACCCGATCGGCGTCCCCGTCGTGCAGCTGTGCGAGAACGACCTCCGGCTTGTTCGGGGGGAGGTGCGTGGGGCGCAACCGGAACGACAGCCGGTGCTTGCCCTTCAGGGCGTCGAACTTCAGCTTGCTGCCGGCGGCGTCGACCTCACGCAGCTCGCATCGCGGGTAGTTCGAGCCCGAGGTCGTGGGAGCGTCGAGGCGGGTCCAGAACCTCACGTTGCCTTCGGCCGTCACCGTGAAGTAGGGGGACTCCTGGTAGCCAGCCTGCAGCTCGGCCAGGGTCACCGTCTTGATGCTGCTCGCGCCGGTCGGGGCGACCTGCAGTGAGAAGTGGTTCTGGCTGGCGCTGGTGCCGATATTGAGCGCGGCGGCCGGCGTCACCGCGGGACTCGGCGCGGGGGCGGGCGTCGGCGCAGGCGCGGGTACAGACGTGCCGACCGTGAACTCGATGCGCACCTCGTCCGTGTCCGTGCGCACGCGCAGCTTGTGGTCGCCGGTGGCCAGCTTTAGGTCGACGACGTCGGTGTGCTCACCGCGGTAGGAGCCATCGAGCACCCACTTGGCCGGGGTGACGCTGGCGCGCAGAAGGGTGCTAGGGGGCACGGTGGCCCCGCTCAGCAGAGGAGTTCCGTCGGGCAGGAGGACCTGGAGAGATGACATACGGCCAGGGTAAGCCGAGTTTCGTCGGTGAGCTGGCCCAGACGACGTTGAAACTCTCGGGGCCAGCTACGAGAGCGCGGCATTGCCGACGTCCCTTGTACGGTAGCATCAGCACCGAGCACCGGCGCACGTCGGTCTTCCATCCGACAGGAGGCACACCATGGGCACGATCCTCCCCACGGCCATCCCCGCGCCGCTGATCGACCCGCAGCCCCCGGCCGGCGGCTTCGAGTTCGACGTCGCCGCCGTCAACCCCGAGGAGTTCCGCACCCGTGTCACGGGCGCCGTGACCGTCGGCGCTGGCAAGGGCACCTACACCAACACGCAGGACTACCCCATGCGTCTGCGTGAGGTCAACCTGTACGCCGGCACCGCCCCGACCGGCGCGGACCTCGTCGTGGACGTCAACGTCGAGGGCACCACCGCCTTCTCGGCGCAGACCGGCCGCCCGAAGGTGCTCGCGGGCCAGAAGGTCGGCAAGGCCGTCCCGGCGCAGGCCGGCAAGCCGGTCGACGTCCAGCCCGGCCAGAGCGTCACGGTCGACGTCGACCAGGTCGGTTCCACGGTGGCCGGCGCCGACGTCCTCGTGGTCGTCGAGCTGGTCAAGATCGCCCCGCTGAACCGCGAGGGCATCCTGTACTGACCCTGACCACGTCAGGGTCCATGAGATCCCTGCGCCAGCTGAGTCGAGTGAACGAGTTCCGGTAGGGATCTCGGCCCTGGAAGTGCGGGATGGTGGCGACCGAATACGCAGGCGAGACCCCGGCGGCGGATTAGATACCCGCGTCGGGGTCTTCGTCTATGCTGGACCCTCACGCTCGCGGCGAAAGGCTTCGAGCGAACAACGCCGAAAGGGCGTGCACCATGAGCAAGCTTCCCGCCACGATCGAAGAGTGGACCGCACCCTGGGAGAAGGACGGCGAGACGTTCGACGCCAGCACGGCGAAGACGTGGGCCTTCAACCTCCAGAAGGCCGTCGAGCGCGAGGAGGATGCGCACGGCGTCACCAAGGCCAGCCTCCAGACCGCCACGGACGAGAAGGGGCAGCTGGAGGTCAAGGTCACCGCGCTGGAGGCCGACACCAAGGTCGACGACCTGAAGCGCGAGAACGCCACGCTGAAGGCGCAGGCCGAGGCCGCCAACCAGAACGCGCGCAAGACGATGATCGACGCCGTCAAGGCCGAGTTCGGGCTGACCGACAAGCAGGCCGCGAAGCTCGACGGCGCCGACCTGGAGGCGCTGCGCACCGACGCCAACGAGACCTTCGGCCCGCCGAAGTCCGCCGAGGCGCCCGAGGGTGAGACCCCCGAGCAGAAGGTCGCACGGGAGGCAGCGGCGGCAGCGGCCGGCGGCAACTCGCTGAACGGCCCGCAGCGCGTCGGCTACCGCAACGCCGGTGACCCGGCCGACTCGGGCCCGCCCTCGAAGACGAAGGACGAGGCGCTCGCGGAGATCATGGCCGACTAGCTCGGAATCGGGGCCGCTTACGTTCATGTACGCTCTGACGTGAGTGGCCCCGACCCGCGGCGGCCCAGTTCCGAATCGGAGGACAGACGCCGTGGCTGTCATCAAGGCCAAGCCCGAGGTGTTCCTGGACCAGTGGCTGTTCCCGCTGCTGCAGCGGCAGCTGATCACCCCGCTGCTCGTCACGCGAGTCGCGGACGCCAACTTCGTCAACAAGCAGAACGACACGGTGCACTTCAAGCTCGGCGAGCTGCGCACCCGCGCCCGCCGGCAGGAGTGGCGCACCCGGTCGCGCCCGATCGTCCTCGACGACATCGAGGGTGGCGACGACATCGCCATCTACCTGAACACGCACACCTACACGGCGACCGGGCTCACCCTGGAGCACCTGACCCTGGACAACATCCAGTTCGCCAAGGAGGTGCTGAAGCCGCAGAGCAAGGCGGTCTCCGACCAGCTGGAGGAGGACGTCGCCTTCGCCTTCAGCCAGATGCGGTTCAAGTACGAGCTGCCCTACGTCGAGGGCACCACGGACCCGTACGAGCTGGGCATCGACGCTGGCGAGCTGCTCGACCGGCACGACGTCCCCGACGACGGCAACCGCTTCTGGCTCGTCGGTTCCCGCGTGTGGGGCGCCATCGCCAAGTCGAAGCGGTACACCACCGTCGACAAGGCCGGCGAGTCCCGTCTGGTCGCCGCGATCACCCGCGCCGAGATCGGTGAGATCGCCGGCTGGCGCATCGTCAAGAGCCGCGCGGTCGCCCCGAACGCGAGCTGGTTCCTGCACAAGTCCCTGCTGGTGCTCGGCAACGTCGCCCCCGTCGTCCCCGAGGGCGCCAAGGTCGGCCGTCGTCTCACCGACGAGGGCTGGGACATGACCTGGATCCAGGACTACGACGCGAACTTCCAGCGCGACCGCTCCACGCTGCAGACGTTCACCGGCATCACGCCGGTCTACGACGAGCGCGTCGGCGGCAACGGGCCGAACCGCCTCGACCTGAAGAAGTTCGACAACGTCACGGACCTGAAGTCCATCCGCGGCGTCAAGGTCAACTTCACGCCGGCACCGGGTCAGATCATCGACGACATGGACAGCGACACCGTCGGCGTCTGATCTGCCTGATCTGCGGCCCCGCTCCTCGACTGAGGCGCGGGGCCGCAGTGCGTTCAGGCCCGCGGCGGGTAGCTCCAGTGGCCCGGCTTGGCCAGTTCGGAGTAGGGGACGTTGGCGAGGCGAGTAAACCGGTCGTCGCCCGTCATGGTGTCGAGCGCCGAGTCGGGGAACGCGCGCAAGTTCACCGTGCCCAGTTTGCTGTTGGACATGACGCTGGTGACGATCGCTGCGATCGGGCCGACGCTGCGGAACTTCTGCGACTCCTCGGGCTCGTAATGCACGATGCGGCCGACGGTGGGCGGGGGCCAGGGGGACTCGGAAGCGTTCTCGGTGACTGTCATAGCGGTACCGTAGCGGCACAACGCTCGGGGCGCAACCTCGGCTATGCTGACCTGCATGACCGACTTCGCGCCCACGCAGCCCCTGATCAGCATCCAGGCGCTGCGCTCGTGGACGCAGGACCAGAGCATCGCGGCGGAGGACCCCTTCGCCATGTGCGTCCTCATGGGGGTCTCGATCCGGCTGTGGCAGTACGGCAACCCCGACTGGACGGCCATGACGCTCCCGCGCGAGGCCCGCCTGATCGGCGAGCTGAAGGCGAAGAACTACTTCCAGCACCCGACCGGCGCGAGCCGCGAGCAGGTCGACGTCCTGTCCGAGACCTTCGTCAACGACGTGCTGCTCGGGCTCACCTTCACCGAGACCGAGCAGGCCGAGCTGGCGCAGTTCGCCAAGCCGGCCGACGGGGCGGTCAACATCGGGCTGTGGGTCCTGGAGGTCACCCGTGGGCCGCTGGAGACCCACGCCAACGACCCCCGCGGCACGGCGTACTACCAAGACTCGTGGGCGTCGCCGTTCCCGCTGCTGCCCGAGGGCTACTTCCTGGGGCCCCGATGACCACAGCTGAGGACTACGAGTTCGTCTTGCAAGGCGGCCTGCCGGTTCCCCGATGGCTCGACAGCTGGAACTGGGCGTGGGGTTGGCTGCGTTCCTAC